CTATGGCAGATATGCCTAAGATTTTCGCAGACTGTGGTGACGACGACAGCTGTTTTTCTGTAATAAACAACATCGAAGAGGCTCGCGACCTCCAAGATAATGGTGAACTATTGGTGCCAAGTGTAACAACTTCCATCAACTCGACCACGGATCATGAAAGCACTGACAGCCCGACTGATTCCCAAAGCGAACCTAGGACGGTTATGGGTCCTTTGTTCCATATTCCCGTGTACCATTGGTTGGTCGACCAATGGCGTAGAATATATATCTGGTTTTTAGGTGTACCAGTGCCGCTATCGGCAGAAAACCTAGGGCTGAGTTTGGTGCAAGCTATGGACTCCCCAAGTGACCCCCAATACCCTCCGGATGGCTGTTATGTCACCGGGTCGAAGACATCTTACCGAGACCGTCCTAGCTATCTAGCTGAGGTGGTGGCGGAATGTAAGATATCTATTGAAGGTATCACTAAGGAAACCGCTGCAAATGCACTCGTAGGTAGGAGGTGGTTATCCAAGAAAATGCAAGGTGATGGTCTTAGACCTACCCACATTGCTAGGATACTACCAACCGCCGTCGAGATGTTGTTTGTGCCAGACAAGTATGAGCTCGAAGCTGAACAATTCAGACTTAGCAAAGCTGTCTTGAACAGACTTGACGAGTATCAGACTGGCTATACAGCCCGACACCCATTCTCCCTATGGAATTGGCTTGGATCTAAAAGATCCAGACCGAGACCTGTGGGTTGATGGGGCCTAACCCCACTACCTGGGCGTGAGTGTCGTTATTCGACAGCACCTACTCACGCCGATCTTCAGGTAGTTCGGAAAGGTGCCAATTATAAACCCAGAAGACTGTTCTGCTTCACTGGCCTGTCCAATGAAGTAGATTTTGGTGTTTATGAAAATACCCTCAACGCACTAGAGAGGGCGGTGAAGGAGAGGGTCTTCTTTGTGAAGACTAGCTCCGGGTTTCAGACCCCCCACCGTCCTACTGCTGCAGACTTTAACAGTGTGATGTCCAGTTTTACTGAGCTCCTTAAGAAACACTCTTCTTTTTCCACCCCGTTAGGGGCGTTTGCATTCGCAAATGCCTGCCAGGCTCGCAAAAGAAAGGTTTATCTTAAGGCTGCAATGGATAACCAGCTTCACGGCTTTTCAGATGATCTATCCTTTATAAGGTCGTTTGTTAAAGCCGAAAAATATAATTTCACTGCTAAACCTGACGCAGTACCCCGAGTTATTCAACCTCGTAACCCAAGGTATCTAGTAGAGACAGGTCGGTATATAAAGCCGATTGAGAAGAAAATTTATAAAATCATAAATACCATTTTTGATGATACCGTAGTTTACAAAGGTTTGAACCAGACCGATAGGGGAGACAACCTCTACCGGACGTGGTCCAAATTCAATGACCCTGTAGCTATTGGCGCTGACGCCAGTAGGTTCGACCAGCATGTATCCAATGCTGCACTACAGTGGGAACATCGCATGTATGGTCTGTTTTACCCAAAGGACAAGTTCTTCAAGAGATTGATGAAACTTCAACGAAACAACAGATGCACCGGTTATACACGCGATGGCTTTGTAAAGTACAGGACGCAGCACAACAGAATGTCAGGGGACAGTAACACGTCCCTTGGTAATGTTCTCATTATGTGTGGTCTAATGTTTGAATTTCGTAAGTACATTGGCGTTAACTTTTCCCTCATTAATGATGGGGATGATTGCGTCATGATTTGTGAAAGACAGGATCAATTCAAGATCCAAAAGGAAATCACTGGGTTCTTCGAACGCTCCGGGTTCAAGATGGTCACAGAAGCAACTGTTGACGTACTTGAGCGTGTGGTGTTCTGTCAGTGCCAGCCTGTTAAGGACTCCAATGGGGTCTACAGAATGGTAAGGGACCCACGTGTCGCCATTTCCAAAGACCTAGTCTCCCTAAAGCCCCTGGTAACCAAGCAGCTCTCTGAGCGTTGGTTGTCAGCCGTAGGGCACGGAGGCCTTAGTCTTGGATCAGGGATACCTGTCATTCAAGCATTTTACCAGTGTCTATTACGTAACTCTAACGGCGCGAAGCCTCTGACTGATCCTACCCTTGAAGGAGGATTCTTTAGAAACTCGTTAGGGATGCATTGTAAGGTATCAGAAGTGAGTAGTGAAGCCCGGCTGTCATTTTGGCTGGCCTTCGATATTCCCCCAGAGGCCCAAATCGCTCTGGAGGAGTACTATTCAAGGATGGATTTATCAGTAGGTGAGTTGGGGACAAGGTTTGTAACTTTGCCCCTCACTGACTACTAGGGTGGTGACCGACACCATTGGGTTGCTATCAGTCAAGTCCCAAAACTATTACTTTAGTGCTAACCAGAATGCCAAGAGACTGCACGGCGACGTAAAGGTTTGATAGTGATGTACAGTCCCCGCGATCATTCGGGTATCCAATACAAATGACAAACAAAACAAACAAAGGAAGCAAACCTAAAATGCCAAAACAACCAAAGAAGAAGACGCCGTTCGCTAATGTCGGTAGATCCCTCGGTAGCATGGCTACCGCGTACACTGGGATCCCCGGCCTTAAGGGGCTCGGTGCCCTCTTCGGATCGAAAATCGGAAGTATCTTTGGTTCCGGTGACTATGTAGTTGCCGGACCACAGCCAAAGATGAATGTTCTTTCAGGTTCGGTCCCCCAATTTAGTACCACTCAGGCCACCAATGTCGTGTGTCATAGAGAATTTATCGGCGATATTACTGGTACTGCTGCATTCACAAACAGAGTATTCCCCCTCAACCCAGGTGACACCCAAACCTTCCCATGGTTATCTACTGTAGCTGCTAACTACTCTCAGTATAGATTCCATGGGGTTGTGTTTGAGTTTAAGCCGCTAATCACTGATTATGTGGTTGGTGGTGCTCCTGGTGTAATTGTGTTATCAACCAATTACAATGCGGATGACGCTGCCTTTGTCAACAAGAGGCAGATGGAAAACTCTGAGTTTGCAACATCCGTCAAGCCTACCGAAAATCTTATGCACATGATTGAGTGTGATCCTAAGCAAACATCCATCAATGAGCTATATGTCAGAGTTGGCAGCAACCCCTCCGGAGTTGACAAGAAAACCACTGATCTCGCAAATTTCCAGTTAGCAACACAAGGCAACCCTGTACAACTACTAGGGGAGCTTTGGGTTACCTATTGTGTCGAATTCTTTAAGCCCGAGGTACCAACCACCACCTTAGGGTTTTCTTCACATATTACTAGGTATAATACTGCTTCCATCACCCTTGATATGGGTCTTAATTTGACGAGTAAACTTGGTTCTCTTAATGCAACCACCGGAAACGGAGCTGTTAACTACTTCGGCTTGCAGCCACTTACCAACTACATGTTTATGTACAAACTCGTCTCAGCAGGAATTGTCAATGCTGTGCCCTCCTTTGTGGTTGGCCCAGGGACTACTGTTGCCGGGTTTGCAGATTCTGCTGGTGTGGCTAACACTTTCACTTACACTACTGGTCCAGGGGCCGGATCTACTTGGTATGCTTCTTACATACTCAAATCCGATGCAACTGGAGCCTTAGTGGTGAATATCGTGGCCGGAACCTTAACCCTTGCCAATAACACAGGGTTTGACATCTACCTCACCACCATCGAACAGACGGTTAACTAAGCCGTCTTTTGCCCGAAGGCATTAAACTACGCTTTATTGGGGAATCTGGGGAGACATTAAATACCCTCGTGATTGATAATCCGTCCCTCCCGAGGAGGGGAGAGTGCTAACCACTGATATGAGTTCGATAATAAGACTGATCTGATGTGGTTATAATGGGCAGAACTCCATTCTCGCATTATTCTAAGCTGTAACGTTCAGCGGTCTCGCTAGGCGACGAGAACTTACTCTCTTAAGTGTTGTTCCTGCGGCAACTAAAATATAATCAACAGGGCGGGGTCCTTCCGTAAAACATGGACCGTACTGTCACGAGACGACTCATCTATTTCTTGATCATGAATAGATGCTTGAGTAAAGGAATATACTAGAGGAACGGGTCAGAGATCAACCCCGTCTAGCCAAAATCTTATGTGGGCGTGCTAGACTCCAATCAACATTGTCAATAATGTATACTTAA